GTTGTTTCTGGTATTGTGGCCACCAACGAACTGACAGGACTCTTTTTATTTCCGTTTCGCTTTGTGCGAGTTGATCATCCCAATCTAAAACACCGTAATCGAGAATTGTGGGTTCGACCTCAACAAGGTCGTCAATGGTTGCAAATGCCATAAAGGTCCTTCCTTCGTTTATTTTATGATCGGTAGTCCTACTACCTGATGCATTTATTTATGGTCAAACAAAAAGCCCCTTTCGGGGCTTCCTGTGAGTGAATCACTGGCTGGCTATCACTCTGGCACTTTGTCTAATTTCTCAATTAGGCAACACTTGAGTCAAAGCCTAGTGCAACGCCATACTGCTCACGGATTACGCCAACGCCGTACATAGCGGTTGCAACAATCTCGTCGGCACGCAGACTTGCATCACGCTGTGTCTCGATCTGGATGTCACGCATTAGGGCAAGACCCAGGGCATCACGGTGGAACACGGCACTCACATAGTCGCCAGCAGTTCCGTTATTGACCAAGTTGCTGGTCTCAAAGATTGGAACGCCTGCCAACATACCCACATAGCCGGTCATCAATGCTTCGTTCTGTAGCATACCTGCATTTGGGTTAGCAAATGTGTTTGTTAGGTTTGCTTTTAGATCATAAGCAACTTCTGGATGCACAACTGCATACAATTCATTGCCTGGAACACCTTGAGCACGCAGTTTGGCAACTGCCTTAAAGATGTCTGCTGCTGTCATATTGGCAGTAGCATTAGAAATATTACCAAGCACATTGGTAGTGAATGAACTGAATAGTGCTGTTAGATCTTTGTCGATCTTGCTAGCAATTGCTTCACCGAACAGACGACCAACATCGGCAACTACATCACTTGCTGAACTTACTCTAGCAAGGTCAGTCACGCGGGTCATGACACCAACTTCAGCAACGGTTAGCGTTGCACCTGATGTGCTGATAACATTGCTGGTTAGATCACCACCTTCGCTTAGGCTATAAGCGGTTTGTGTTGGGTAAATTGGAACGGTAATTGTTTTACCTTGCTGAGGACCAATGTTGTAGGTCTTGACAAGATTACGCATGATACTACGCTCGTTTGCAACGAAAAGTGCTTCGGCAACAATGCTTGGCAACAGATCGTTTAGACTGGTTGTTGTTGAACTCATTTTTGTTTTCCTTTTTTATAAGTTATCTTATCCCGTTTGCTTTTCTGTAATCTTTATACAGGGCACGATGCTCGGGATTGGACATGTTTAATTTAGAGATGTCCAAGGGAGCCGTTGCCTGGGATTGGATACTTGATCTCGAGCCTGTTGTGGCTGGACCGGCCTGAACAAAGTGTGGATTGGTATCCAGGAATGTTCTTACCAGGTCATCAACACGCATTGGTTCTCCGTTGTCGGCGTAGCGAACTTGGCCACGCTCATCTACAACTTCTACCTCACCTTCCAGATTTACTCGAACTCTATCTCTCAATAGTGATCGAACTTGATCGGGTGCAACTGCCTTATAACGGGCTGCTGCTTCGGTTAGGGGTGACTCAACGCGATATTGAGCAATTATCTGATCCCTTTTAGCGATCTCTGCGTCTTTTTTCGCCGCTATTTCTTTTACAATAGCATCGACATCACCGCGTGACTTGTGTTCCTCAAACTTCCGGGCCTCAAATTGTTCCTTGATAGCACGAAGTTCTTCTGGAGCACCCAATTCCTGATAAGGTTTTAGGGCACGGCGTTCGGCAGCGGCTCTTGTTTTGGCCATTGCGTCGTCAAACTCTCGTTGTGTGTAATAGCGTTCTGCGGCTTGACTTTGTGTTTCATCACCAGCGTCAATTGCTGTATCATTTGCCAATGTGTTAGGGTCCATTGTTTAACCTGCCTCCATTTGTTTAGAAGAGATGAGTGTCTCTTGTTTTTTATTTAGCCATATTTACTTCTTTGGCGGTTTCTTACCACGCTTCTTGTACACGGCGGTCTCCTTTACCATTTAACTTTGTTCGACCAGTAGGCACCACTAAAAGGTCCCCTGGCAATGTTGTCTGCGTGTCTGGCCTTAAAACTTCTACGACGAGCACGCTCACTTTCTGTGCGAGGATTTGATCCTGCACCTCGAACTCCTTGCTGGCCGAATCTAATCAAACGCACTTGATCACCTTGTTTGGCCAAGACTGCATGACTCTTGGTAGGGTGTCCTGGTGTTCGTCGGGGTTGATTGTATCCCTTAAAGGTGATTCCTCTATATTTTATGGCCATATTATTGTTTAGTAAATCGTGACTTCTTGTTTTTGGGTGCTGCCCGTCTTGCCACACTCAAGGCAATGGCCACTGCTTGTCGTTGTGGCCTGCCTGCTCGAATCTCTGTTCTAATGTTGCGGCTGATTGTTTTTTGTGAATAACCTCGTTTTAATGGCATTATGGTTTCCTTAGTCTAACGGTGATACCTTGATTGCGTAGTTGTCGCTGAGCGATACGCATTCCATTATTAAAACTGCTGGATCGTTTTGTGAGCAGTCGGCCACCGCCTCGTGCATATCTGGCTCCGGCTCTGTGTCCTGAACAATCTCCCTTGCACTGACTACCATAATATTTGGCCATATCAATTCTCTATTCGATCATCCCACTTGCGGCACCAGTAGGTCTCACGCACAGGTGCATCAAACTTGCTGCAATTGCCGGTAATGTCATCCCAGTATTCGCAGTTGCCGCAGTTTTGTCCTTCGGGCACACCGTCGGTGTCTGCAGGCACATAAGCGGCTGGCAATAGATCGCTGATAGGCTCACCATCTGGATAGGCTCTTGCCCACATCTGTGCTGTGGCTGATTCTGACTGCTGTGCTTGTTCTAATGCTGCTTGATCAACAGCGTCTCCGGCGTATTCTCTACCAATCTGATCACGCAACACTTGATTGGTAACAACCGTGTCAATGGCCATACTGCCTAACACCATATCCAAGGTGTTGTTGCCTGTTTCACGCTGCACGGTTTCTTGCACTTGACCAATTAAATCTAACTTTAACTTCTGTGCCTGTGTAGCGTCGGGTGCCCGATTAGTTAAAACTTTTTCTGGCTCTCGGCCCATCATTTCTAATAGTTTGTAGTCAATCACTGCCAGCACTTTGGGATCTGTTGCTGTGTTCTTGGCCACTGCAAGTTGTCTTATTTCACGCTCTTCGTCTCTGATGTTAAATGAGTCGGGATATTCAATCTCACCGTCCCATACACGACCTTGATATCTAGCCCATAAAGCCCAGATGTTTTCTTCACAGAATTCAAGATTGTCGGCTTTGTCGGCCAATCTAGCATTTAACATTTGGAATTCTGTTTCCATTGCCACACCTGATAGTGTGCTGACTTCTTGTGCTCGTGCTGATCCCAGGTTGGCCATACGATCAATTGCACTCACTTGTTCTTTAATGCTCTTGTGTATGCTATCAATGCCATCACCTGATGTTTCTAATAGATAAGGCTTTAGACCAGGATCAAGATTGTCTTCGATCTGCACAATGGCACCTGCACCAGCCACTGCTTCTGTGCCCACGGTCTTTACTAAACTGGGATGCACACTGAGTCTGATGCCTTGTTCTACTTCCGAATTAAAGTTGTAAATTGTTCTTTGTGCTGTGGCAATGTCTTCAATGTCGCTGATACCAATACCACGCTGCGGACCACGCTGTGCATACAGGAGCACAGCAGGTATGATACCCAGTTCATTGGGTTCTATGGTCTGTGTGCTTGCTTCTCTGCGGCTGTTATCTACGGTAGTTGATATGATCTGCTCTTCGGTCCATTCTCTAATGGTGCTGGTTCTACCATCATCGTTGTCTTCGGCAATTTTAAGATACGAGAGATAATGCACACCATTGGCAGCACGCTCCCAGGCCCAGTCCATGACATTGATTGGAGTCACTAAACTCACATAAGGTCTAATGGCCTGATTGAGTTCTTCGGCTCGCGTTCTTGTTTGTGTGGCCGGCTTGCTGACAAGTATCCAGGTATGGCCGAATACTGCTGCATAAGTGGCAGCATCTTTCATAAAGCCGTTAAAGTCACGCCCTTCCAGGTCTGCGTCCACCAGGAATGCTTCTAGGCTGGGGTCTGTGATCAAGGTGCCGTAGTCTCGATCGGGCTCTTCTCTAAACAGGAAAGCATTGTAAATCTGTATCACAGAGCGGCAATGATTATCAATGGGCGTGGTTTCTAAACGCATCTGATAATCGTTTTCGCTTTCGGTGTTGTATCTGGTAAGGTAATTGGCACGACGATAACTATCGCCACCAAGATAACTATTCAACAAAAATTGATAACGCAAGCGATTTCGCTCGTATAACGGATGCACTTGCATTACTCGGGTATATTCTATGGGCATTCTCTGGTCCTTTACGGCTTTTATATTTAATCCAATTTAACTTCGCCACCCAGGGCGGCTTTGGTGTCCCCAGGCTCTTGGTTGTGCTACAGGTTCTCGTTCTCTACGCAAAGGTCTAAGGTATTCAATACCGTATCCAATTGCATCATTCATATGATCATAGCCGCCATCCTTGTCGGGTATCTGCGTGCCTTCTTTGTATAATTGTTTCTCAAGACATTCAATTACGGTCCTGCACTTGGGATCAATCCACACACTTACCGTTTCGTCTGCCGATAACAAGGCAGCATTTACAGCATTGATTCGGTCTCTTACTGCGGGATGATTGCGATGATAAAATACCCGGAACTTGGCATTTTCCAATATTGTTATGTCTGTTCGTCCGCCGGCTGAAGTTTTACGCTGCACACCTGCGGGGTCCGGATACACCTTCACTGACTGCGTTGGGTAGCGATTTCTGATTTCATCTACTAATTCATCTGTGTTGCTACCGTAAATTACAATTTCATCTATGATGTGTATGCCCCTGCCAGTTTCCACTGCTATGGCTGCTGATATGGGATTCACATTAAAGTCCGCGAACACAAGTATTTCTCTTGGCACTTCTGCTTCAAACTTTCTTAGATTTCTTTCACGATCAAAATTGTAATATATTCTTCCCGAGTAAGTTTCGAATGTGGCTTCATACTCTTGTCTAAATTGACGGTCGCTCAAGTCTCGTCGGGCTTGTTCTATTTCTTCTGCCGAAACATTGCCGCCGTCTATGGTTCTAAATGTCCAACTTGACCACGCTGGGTCTGATTGGGCACGATTGTATAAGTCATAGGCCCAGTTGCTGGTGCCCATTGGTGTTGATATAAACATTGCACTACCGTTGCGGTCTGATAGTGTAGGGCGTAAGACTTCGGTCCAGGCCTTTTCGTCTATCATTGCAAATTCATCCATAACGATGAAGTCAAGGCCCACACCACGCAGGCTGTCGGGATTGTCTGCTCCACGCAGGCTTATGGTTGAGTTGTTGCGTAAGGTAATTGTTAGTTCTGATTCGTTGATCTTCTGCACCCATTTTAGATCTTGCAGTCGCCATTTGAGTGCGTCCCACACAATCTGACGGGCCATTCTGTACGAAGGTGCAATATACCAGGCTCTGCGATTGGGTTGTCTCACAGCACGAGCCAGACTTCGTGTGGCCAACCAAGTTTTACCCCAGCGGCGACCTGCAATCACCACCTTAAATCTGTGTTCGCTTGCACTGACCGCTTGTTGTCCAGGATTGAGTGGCATTAGTCGTCCGTCCAAGGCAAAGGTCGGTCATCCTGTTGTGCTGCCGGATTGTCGCTCATGCCCAACCAGTTCTTGGCCAGGAATATTTGTAGTGCTGCATTACCTGATAGTGCATTTTTCAACATTGCTTGGCGTAGGCTTGTCTTTGCTTCCGTGCGACCTTTTTCAATAATTGACGCAAAATTGTATCTAAGTGTGTCTGGTGCTATGTCAAACCAACGGGCTATTTCACCATCATTGCAGCCTAACGCAGCCAGTTTATACACATCTTCGGGCATTACTACACGACGACGCATACCACGGCCAACTTCAAAACCCCATACTTCAACTGCTTTTAGTTGTTTGGGTCGCGGTCCTGGTTTAGTAGGGTCTGGTGTGTCTGGATCCTGCCACAGCACCACTTCAATTTCTTGCTGGTCCGGGTCAAGATCCTGTTCTTGTTCGGCCACTTTTACACATACCTCTTTTCAACTCGGATCCTAAATCTACGCACATCTGTGAGACTCTGGCTGGTTGTTATTGTGTTTCTTATGGTGTAGATTTCACCTGCTGCGCCGGCTGCAATGTTTATGATGGCCACATTGTTGGCCACGCTGGCACCGCTTAGTGTCAAATTGCCCGCTGTGTGTACACTTTCTTGCACCCAGTTACTGGCGGTGATTGAATCGCCAGTGGGTAGCCATTCTGACCAGTCTATGCTGTAGGCCAAGGTGGCTCCGGGGTCTTTGGCAATATAACTGCCGGTTAGATCTCGCTTGTATCCTGTTTGTGATATTGTCATACTGGTATCCTAAATAGTTTGCTATTTCGTAGCGTGGTTGGCAGTATCGCTGGATCTGCCTGTCTTGTTTCGGGGTCAACCTCAAAAATTCTGGGTTCTGCCTGGCAAGTATTTACTCGGGTTTCTGGGTCTGTCTCGAATAGTCTTGCTTCGGACCCGGTGCGGTATCTTCTTGTTTCTGCGGCTACCACCGAGTTGTAATACATGTCAATGTAGAAGATTCTAGACTCGGTGTCTGAGAAATTGCTTGTGATCTCTTGTCGGATCTCAAGTTCGGCACCAACTCTATAGCCGCCCACTGCTGGACCCAACTGGAGGCTACCAAGCGTCAATTGTGCTCTACTACTGGTGTCAACAAAGGCTGTGGCAGTCAAAGCACCGTCATCACCAATTGTGATTGCGGCTTTTATACTGGGGCGACTTTCGCTGTCTGACGCTAACGCAAGATCAAATGCCAGCGTGCTTGTGCCTAATATTGCTGTGGTTGATGTGGCCTGTAAGGCTGAATCCAATTGGCCAGTGGCTACCACATTATCAATCAAGATACCAAATAGGGCTTGAGTGATCGCTGCTTGAGCACTCAAATCGGCTGCTACACTGAACAGAATACCTGTACCGGCAGTGGTATAAGGACTGATCTCGAACTGGGTTGATCCCTGGGTAATTACGCCAGCATCTATTCTAAAGCCTGGTCTAATAGTAGCATCAAATGCGGCTTCAAACAACATACTGCCATCGCTGCGTATGATATTGGCATCTGATGACACTTGACTGCGTTGTGCTATTGTGAGACCAGTACCTGCGGAGAAATAATCCGGATCGGCATAATTGATGTCAATATACCCACGACCATCTGATATGCCAATAATATTTTCTGTTGTGGCTTGGCTAAGTGTGTCCTCCGACAACACTGCATTGAGGCCTTTTATGACCTCAACCGTTTCTGACAGCGTGGTCTCTGCTTGCGTGGTGGCGGTGCCTTGTTGTAGGAAACCTGGTACCACAAACAAATTGGTATTGGCCTGACTACCAACGGTAGTACCAAGCACCAGCGTGGGCTCAGCACTGGTTTGTGCCGCTTGTACCAGAACACTGGCACCTGCTATTGACACTTGGGATAAGGTTCCCGCAAATTCAAATTCTGCTTGAGCAGTAGCACTGGCCTGTTTTACGATTGTGGCTTCAGTGCCGAAGATGGTGGTAGTTACAACTAGATCTGCTACATAATCATCAATGGTATAACCACCAATGTCAACGCCGGCAATATACCCGGTTGTGGTATAACCTGCATCAAAATAATCCACAAGAGTTTCTATGCCAGGCTCAAAATAACTGAAGGATGTGCTTGTGGTATAGGATCGACCTACACTACTATCTACAGGTCCAATACTGGAACTGGCACTATGTAAATTTACTTCGTATCTTCTCGCAACCGTATAAACAAATGCTGTGCCTACATCCCAAGTACCTGATGCCGAACCTGTACCTGTTATCTTTGTGGCATCAAAACTGATGTTGGCAAAAAATTTTACATTCTGTATGGTATTGGCACTACCACCAGTGACTCCGGAACCTGTAATTACATATTCCGCATAAGGACTATAAGCAGTGCGTGGTGAGATCTGTGGTGCTGTAATACTATCAACGGTTTCGTCAACATTGTTGCCAATGTGATTATTTGTTCGAAATCTCCAACTTTGTCTAACCGTTCCGCTGTTGTTTGTTATGTTATTCCAAGCCAGTTCCCATCTGCCATTGATTACAACTTGATTCTGTGAGGCAGGAATAGTTCCGCCACCTGGGAATGTATAACTGCTTAAACTGGTTGATCCCGAAATAGGCCAATTGGTCATACTGACATTGGCTTGTGCAGCCGCATCGGCAGTATACTGGAATCTATAACGATTGTTTTCTTGTCTTACGAAACCGTTTAGCGAAACTGATTTCGTAGGATCATCGCCAGCACCAGGCACATCAAATGTTGCTGATGTGGTGCCTTCGGGTTGATACCATATCCGGGTAGTGGTCATTGGACCAACGCTCCCTGGATTAGGCTAAACTGATAGTCAAGTTCGTTGAGGCTATCTGGAATGTGTCGCCTGTGGTGACGGTTTTTGCCACGGTCAAATTACCATAGGCAATAACATTGCCACCTGTCACGGTCTCCATAATTGCCAGTGCAGTGACTTCGCCATCATAGTTTGCTGTGGCAGTGGGAAAGGTCACGGTAGCATCGTTGCTGATCGAGCCTGAACTTGCTGCACCAAAACTGACCAATTGTCTAGCATAACTGCCTAGCGTGATCTCGTTTGTGAGTGTGCCTGCCTCTAAATTAGTGGCCACCGTACCAGTATTACCTGTAAATAGTGCCACATAGATACCAGCCGAACCATTGGTGCCTGGTTGTGTTAGTGTGTCTCTTGCTGTGCCGTTGGTTTGGCGACGAAACAAGTGATTTAGAACTGCGTTTTCATATACATTGCTTAAAGCATTAGCCATCTTTGTTTTCTCCCTGGGAAAGGTCTAATACGGCTGTTTTACGACCGTTCAAATATTTATACAGGGTGTTCCGATGTCGAATTTGGCCAACGCAACAACAACACGGTCAAATCTGCAGGTTCAATGCGAAATGTATATGCAATTGTGGTATAACAACTGGCCATATTGTCTGTGATGGCTATTTGTGGTTGATATCCTTGTTCAACTAGAAATTGTATTTGGGGATTGCGTTGTGCGAGAGCATGACGGGTGCCAATTGGAGCAGCAGGGCGCACTATTTCTGTAAGATCAATTGATCTTGCTACCAGCAATTCCCAAGGCCAATATTGTTCAAATCTTACTTGTTGCTTCATGTTAAATAGTTCGTATTTGGAAACGGATGTTTTCAAATTTGTCTGCATCAACAGCATCCATCCAGTTGCTAATTTCCTCAATGGCCTCACACTGCCGGGCAGTAAAGTCTCGTTGAGGTGTATCTAAATATAACATATTTTCTAATATGCCTGCGACCATACTCTCGGGTGTATTTTGCCCATCTCTACCTCGCGGTAGTGTTGTGCGTCGCTTACGCCACCACTGGTCTCTAAGAGATTTTAGGTCTTCGTTGTTCGAGTTCGACAGCGTGCCCATTTTCACTAGAGTGCGAAATAGAAACTGGATCAACCAGTTGTGATCTTCCTCGTTTATTTCTCTGTAATCGGTCTTGGCCGCGGCTGCGATAGGTATGTAAAATATTGTTCGTGTCATCTTGGGGTCTTTCTATTCTACGCAGGCCTGTGATGCGGTGTCCAGCCGCAATCCATTGCCCTGCGGGGCTTTGGGCCAAGCACAATTGCATTTCCTCTTGTGTCCTAAAGTGGAATTGCCAATATGCAGCATCTCGCTTGCTCCATTGATGTTTAACAGCCACAAATGGTACCGTGGTTGTCAACTTTCTGTTGGGAGCAGTAGGAGAAAATATCAAACTAAAAGGATAGTACTCTCCACGCGAGATTTTGTGTGCCACTACCACTGGTGTACTTAATCGATTCAATTTAAATGGCCAATGTGTGTAAGGTGGCAACAATCGAAATTGTTGTGTGGTACCTGATTGCGGTCCTGCCACACGACCAACACCAGGAATTAAATCTCGTACAAGATATTCCTGATTGTTTACTATGATTGATTCTGGCACAACATCCGCTGGATATTTTGATTGATAGCCCATATCAATATTTACCCAGATCAAAAAAAAACCCCTATTTTTTTAGGGGTTTTGTGCCAGTGTCCAATTCAATTGATCTTCGTCCCACAAATATCGTTGGCCGTCTGTGGGGTAGGGCACCGGTGGATCCCAATCTGCTGTTTGTGTGTTCAATGTCCAACTGGGAAAGGCACAGGGATGTATAAAGATATCGTGTTCAGCAAAGTAAAGATAACCAACGCCGGCAAAATTGCCACGCAAAGGTCTATTTTCGGGATGTTGATTTCGCCGTGTGTTATAACTGGTCTGTATCCAACTGGCCGCGTCGGGAAATGCAGCGATCACATCCTGTTCGGCTACAATTACTCGTGTGACTATTCCATTTTCTACTTTTGCGTAATGCGACATCTTGTTTCCTTATGCTGTGTAAGTGCCTGTTGATGTATACTTTAGTACGGTATACGAACCATCTGTTGTCACAGTGGGTGATCCTGTTGTGGTTCCTGTGTATTGGCTGGTCAATAATTTAACAATAACTACACCTGATCCTCCGTTGCCTCCAGTTGTTTCGCCACTGGCAGCGCCTGAGGCACCACCACCACCACCACCTAGATTGGTTGATCCATTGCTGCCATTTGCCGAGCCGCTACCACCTGCCCCACCGCCACCGCTACCACCACCACCACCGGTTGTGCTACAGCCACCGCCACCACCACCTGCATAATCAACGCTGGTTCCAGTAATACTGCTGGCTTGCCCATTACCGCCGGCACCGCCTTGTGTAGTTGTTGCATTTGCACCCACTGCGCCTTTACCACCACCACCACCGGCTCCACTAGTGCCGCTGAAGTTTGCAGTTGTACTATCACCACCTGCACTGCCTTGTCCACTAGTACCTGCAGCACCTGCTTGTGCAGCACCTGTGTTAAATGTTCCGCCACCGCCACCAGATCCACCTGAATTTGGTTGACTTTCACCAAGTGGTCTCACTGCACTGGTACCGAAGTTATAACCATAAGCACCACCTGCACCGCCACCAGATGTATTCAAATTGAGTAGTGTACCAACTATGCTGCTGGCATCACCGTTACTGCCTCTATTGTATCGGGTACCACCTGTGCCACCAGCACCAACGGTAATTGTGTAAGTTACACCTGAAGTGATTTCTTGTGCAGTACCTGTACTCATACCACCTGCACCACCACCACCGCCGTTTGCATAAGTTGCTCCGGCACCTGCACCACTACCACCACCCGAAACAAGCAAGTAGTCCATATAGATAGGGCCACCGGCCGCGGCAGCCGC